GCCCCATATGCATGGGATGCTAGAGCGGGGTAAACACCCCAATTTCTATGACGAATTCCTCTAGTAAGAAGCTTCTCATAGTTATCCCACACGTCTTGTTGCCAATCACCTTTTTCACCTTTCTTCAAGGGGGGCCTGCCAAAGAATCTCCAATGTACATTCTCTGGTCCTACTTTAGAATTCACCCCCATTGCAACGCTTGGAACCTGTTTGAGGTCCTGTTCGTGGTGAATTCCACCAACCCACCCAATCCTACACGGAGACTTTTTTGGAAGAGGGGTTTGAGGCATATTCCACCCTGGAAGGTCATAGTCAATTGCATTTTTTATTACTACAAGAGTCCCCCTCACAAAAGGTGCAATTCTATCTGCGAATTTCCTCTGAGTTACAGATACCAAATCAGAATTGTGGTATATAGTCTTAGTAAGGTCATCCAGCCTATTGTCTTTGTACAGACTTTCAAGCCTATGACCTTTATAGAGATCTGTTAGAAGGTCATCCGTATCATAATGAAAAAACTTTCCAAGCTCTTTGGTTTTTTGTACAAGGTCTATCATGTACCTTGCCCCAAAGTTAGAAATATTTTGAGTGAAGACAACATCCGCTTTACCCATATTTTCGGACACGTCTGCACCTTCTACGGGTTTCTTGGTTTTCTCATCCCATTGCAGAGGGTTTAGCTCAAAAACAACTTCAACCTTGTCAGGGAATTTCTCTGCCAACTTCTGCATTGGCATAATAATGCGATAGTAACTACAACCACCGTGATTGGCGGGCACAGCCAAGATTTTAAGCTTGTTGCTATCGGTAAATGATTTTTGTTCTTCCATGCCTTAAAAAATAGCCCNCCAAGAAAACTTAGAGGGCATAAAAAAATTAAAAATAAAAACTTTAGTTATTCGCCCAATCCCTTCAAATGAGCAAGATAATCTTCATCGTCCCCAGAAGTCTCAACAGGGCTAGACGCCTCTTGTTCAGTCCTTCTCACCTCAGAAACCACATCATCCCCGGTAATTTGTGCTGCAAGTTTCTTTAGGTCCTCGTAGGAAGCTACTCTCACCAAACCTTGAATATCGTGTAGTGAATCCATCCATGTCGCAACCTCTGCGGGAGTACCCGCCTCTGATTTTTTAGGCTTTGGTGCCGACTTGTCGTAATTTGGCCATTGCCCAGACTTGTCTTTGAAAATCTTGAAATCATTTCCAGTCTTCACATCCGTAATGTCCCCGTAATCCTCATCAAAAAAGCAATCCAAAATCTTACCGAAAAGTTTTACCCCCATGGACAGAATTTTTACTTCTCCAGTTTCTCTCTCTACGGCATTCAAATAAAACCTCTTTCTTGCTTTGATCTCTCTGGCAATTCCCATATTACCTTCGTCCTTCGTATTCCAAAGTTTGAAGCTTAGGTCGCATAAAGGGCAGTCATCACCTTTCACACGAGGACAGTGATAATTTCTGTCGTTGATCCTGTGAATCCCAGTCTCTGCGTAAAACTCTTCATCGGAATTTTTTGCGGGGAGGATTCTAACAAGCGTTTCACCTTCTTCAGTCATAATAAATTTCTTTAGAAACTCCGAGGAGTCTGCTCCTGGAACTTTATTAATCTGATTATATTTTTTTCTTAGTTCTTCAATGTTTACCATTTTTTTTATTCTTGTTGTAGCTAGTTTATTCTAGTCCTTTTATTAAAGTTCATGCAGCTTAGTTTCTGCACGTTTATTTGCGGAAATTTGTACAAGCATACTTTGCTGGTGCTGTAGAGAATCTACAATATTCTTCGACAGGTTATACTTGTTTTCGGCTTCCAGTAAAGCAACCCTCATATCAATCAAGTCGGGAACTGTCTGAATATAGGCGGCGAGAGCTCCTTGAGTTGCCTTGGTTCCCTTATCCAAAAGTGTTTTTCTATGTTTCTCCATAACAATCGCCTCAGACCCCTCCAACTGAAGAGATTTCAAATCTTTAATCTTCTTAGCATAAGATTGAACTGACGCAAAATATGCAAAGTTTGAGGAGTGCTTCAGGAGAGCTTCCCCTAGGTTTGATTCGTCAAGACTGAGGTATTTGGAAGAAATTTCTAAATACTTATCTTCTAAACTGTTATATGTTTCTTTAATTTCGTTACTTATCATTGCTAAAAATATATTGGAATAGTTTTGGATTTAGTCCAGCGAACATCATCACCATGTTAGAGGATGCAGTAGTTAAAAACTCATTACCCATAGTCGGTATGTCGTCATCGTGGCCAAGTCCAAATAACTCAAATCCCACGTGAAAAATCTCATGCAGTAAGGTACTCTTGTAATCCTCCAGAGATTGGTTAGGGTCTACAGTAATTAAAGCTTTGTGCATTTCCACGCACCCGTAAAGGTCTTCCTTTGCTAGAGACTTCTGGACAATTGTAAAAGTTTTAGTCCCTACAAACAAGGTCATGGGGTGGATAGGTTTTTCGTATTTTGGGGTCATTGTCACGCTGTCTGGGATTGACTAATAGTAAGCAGGTCATAATTTATATCCAAAGGGACGACAAACTTAGATGTTCCATTTCTGGACTTTATAATGTACGCCCGTGCTTTTCCATTGTCGAACTCCTGCTCTGACTGATTGATAGAAAATACTAAATCACAAACTCTAGTCTTTCCGTAGGAATCTGCAAGCTCCGTGTCTGTAATAATAGAAACTCTCCTACCCTCTCTATTAGTCTGAGTGGCTGTCCATACTAAACACTCGTTCTCACTTGCTAATCCACGCAATTCTTGTGCAAGTCGTTCTTGTGCCTGATATTCTGCAAGGGTAGCGTCTGTAACTAAGAGCTCTAAGTAATCAATGATTATTACGTCTGGAGAGAAATTTTCATAATTTTTAAGTTGGACGAGAAAAGCTCTGAGAGCACTCATAGTTGCTCTTTTAGTAGGAAATTCTTTTATCCTCAGCCTTCCTAATTTGGTCCCGCTGGTAGAGCTAACTTTAGATATTTCAGAGATTCTATCTTTTACAGAGTTTACCCTGTCCTTTAGCTCCCTCTGTTTTATCCTAGTAAAAATACTATCCAGTCTTTGTGCTACGCGATCCTCAGACATCTCCAAAGATATATAAAGAACGTCTTGTCCATCAAAGCATGAACGAACCGCCTGATTGGCAAGGTATAGAGATTTTCCCACTCCTGGAGGGGCTACAACCATTGCAAGTTCTTTTGACGCGAGTCCACCTTCTAATGCTTGATTAAGGGACGGGAAAATGGTTCTAAACTTAGGGTTCCTATCGTCATCTTTTACACGATTCCATCTTTCGTCCATAGAATCAAAGTAATCTAAACCTAAGTCCACATTCCTCGATACCGTAAGTGCAGTTCGCATTACATTCTCAATATTAGAGAATTTCTTCTTCTTCATAAGGTCAAAAGACTGCAGCAAAGCATCCTTCAACGATTGCTCTTTTGCGAATTCTTCTACTAGGTCTAAAAGATAGTCCTCGTTAGAAATGGAATCCTCATCTAACCCGTTTATCTCCTGAAGCTCTTCCTTATAGTCAGAAAACAACTCGCTGGAAGACATAACCTTTTTAATTTCCTCTAGAACAAAATCATCCTCGGGAAGTTTATGGTATTTTTTGTAATATTCGCTTATTACGCTGAATAATTTTTGATGTGATGGATACTCAAAATACTCAGGCTTAATCATAGGCATTGCCTGGACTAAGAAATTCTGGTCTGACTTAGAAAGATAGATAATACCTCTCTGGATATTGTCCGTAAGTTCGTATTGAGCGGTAGTCATCTTACTATTAAAGGATAACCCCTACCAAAAATTTACCATTTTCCTGTAGAACCAAAGCCATCCTCTCCCCGTTCCGTATCTTCTTCAAAAAACTCACCTTTTGAAACCGTATTGAGGGGTAATAAAGGTATCTCATTTATCACAATCTGAGCAAACCTCTCTCCTCTAGAGACATGAACTGAATTGTGAGGATTTATATTTGCAAGGGCAATCATAACAGGACCTTTATACCCATAATCAATCGTTCCTGGGGCATTAGGAATAATAATTCCTTTTTTAGCGTAAGAACTCCTAAGCCGAATTTGGGCTTCATACCCGTAAGGTACGGAGATACGAAGTCCGATATCTACTAAAACGATATCTTCAGACACGATAATATCCTCATTGGAATATACATCAAACCCAGCATCTCCCTCGTGATTATATTTTGGAGTTGGAAGGTCTGGAGCAGACTTGTATATTTTAACTTCCATTACTTGGATTTTGTCCTGTCTGGGCGAGTCGCTATATCAAGCTCTCCAGAACTCATGTTATTTGCTGCATCCCTTACCATTTTTGCGGTAGATTTCTTTTTGGCTTCTGCTTCTTTAGTAGAAACTTTCTTGCAGTAACCTTCCTTCTCTAAGGTGTCATAATTAAGAGACATTCTTGAGTAAGGAGAAACTCCGCTGTCAAACTTCAAAGCGTCTTCAGTAGCTTTAACAGCTCCATCATGCCACCTAAGGGCCGAGGACTTATCCTTTCCTACGTTATGATAAAATTTTCCGGTGGGCTCGTCCATATCAATACTAAAAGATTGACCTTCATAGAATCTATTTGCCCTCTTTCCACATTCCCGACATATAAGATATTTTTTCATATCTTTCATAGGGCAGTATAAATCGTAAATTATCTTACACTTTTTGCATTCATACTCGTAAATAGGCATTACAATTCGCACATTCCATCTTTACAGGTGTCTATTCCTTCAGAAATATAAGTGGTTTTACCCTTCTTGATTAGGTCATCCAAATCGAGAGTGGAAACATCAACAACTTCCAAAGGCTCGTTACCCCTAGACCCTGCCCGATAAAAAGTAAACCCTTTGATGTCGCTTGCATAGGTTATTAAGTCGTCATAGAGACTTTCAGGAGAAAAGTCTGCGGGTAAATTGCAAGTCTTAGATACGGCAGAATCGATAAACTGCTGAACCACAGACTGAACTTTTATGTGCTCCTCAGGGGTAACATCGTACGCACCTACACAATGAGAAACGTCCCTACCTCTCAAATACAGCTCTTTGTACAACGGGTCAATAACTAGGGCTTCATTCCATACCCCATGAGAACCGGACCTCCATCGTCTTTTGTACGCAGGAGAAAATATAGGTTCTAACCCGGTAGACACTCCCAGCACCATTGAAATTGTTCCTGTAGGTGCTACAGTTAGCAGAATAGCATTCCGAAGACCGTTTTTTTTGATGTCAGAGCGAATCCGTGGCGGAAGAGTTTTCATAAATTTCTCATTTTTAAGCCTGGAAAAATCATAGGCTGGAAAGCTTCCTTTTTCACGTGCCAAGTACATCGAAGCCTTGTAAGCCTCATTACGGATTGTAGCAAAAAGTCGTTCTAAGAACTCGATACAATCTTCGCTACCATAGCGATATCCTGCTTTTATTAGAAAATAATGTAGGCCTGTAACACCGAGACCAATTCTTCGACTTCGGCTACCCGCTTCTTCGCACTCTGTTATCGGGAAATGATTTGACGTAAGGATATTATCAAGAAATCTAACGCCAATGCGAATAGTGCGAGCAAGAAGACGCCAGTCAATATTGCCGTCAATATCCACCATATTAGAGAGATTAACGTGACCCAAGCAACAGTTGCCATAAGCAGGTAAAACCTCTTCACCACATGGGTTTGTGGCTGGCATGTCTTCGAAATAGGATACGTTTGTGTACTCATTGGCAAAATCAATGTTGAAAATTCCGGGTTCTCCGGATTCTACCGCATTATCTATGATTCTTCTCCACACCTCTTTTGCTTTAGTAGTTTTTTTAGTGGCGTCAGAAAAAGTATCTTTGTAGTGCTTTTGGTGGGACACCTCTGCACGTCCAACGGCATCCTCTTCATTTTTTGCGACAACCTCAACTGTATCATTCCCCTCTTCGGAGAACCTGGAGACCTCGTACACAAAATACTTTTCATGCCTTCCTCCGAAAGTAAAATGCCACTCCTCATCATTTTCCACAGCCTCAACAAAACGATTCGTAATTGCTACAGAAATATTGAAATTATTCAATTCCCCCCTATCAAGCTTAGCATTCAAAAACTCTAAAAAGTCCGGATGGCTAATGCTTAGGATGGCCATAAGTGCGGTTCTTCTATTTTTACCCGCTCTAACATGCTCCCCAATCTCATTAATCATTTTCATTACAGAAATAGGTCCCGGAGCGGACCATTTAATATTCTGAATATCATCCCCTTTTGGCCGAATCTTTGAAAAGTTAAAACCGATGCCTCCACCTGCACAAGAAATCTTGTACATGTCAGATACCGTTTTTGCAATAGAGTCTACAGAATCCTCAGGATCTAAAACATAACAATTAAGCATGTTGTACTTGCTTCTGCCAGCCCCGAATAAAATTCTTCCCCCGGGGCAAAAATCCCCGTTGTTGATAGAATCAAAGAATTTCTTTTCTGTAATCTCTCTTGACTCTGGAACCTCAACGTCGGCGGCTTTTCTGGCCACTCTGCGAGAGCATTCCTTCCAACTTTTCTCTCCCGGATATGCATACTTGGAGTGAAAAATGGTCTCTTGCATGGAGCCTTCTGGAAGTTCGTATGGCATCTACTCGTCCTCAATAGTTGCTAGTACTTCGTCTTCATCGATTAGAAGCATCGGCTTATCTTCCCACTCCACGGCTTTTCCTACGTAGTCATTGAAAAGTACATATTCTCCTTCCTTGATCGTACATCCTGATCCTGCAGAAATTACAGTGCCTTCCGAGGATGGCTTTTCCTGAACTTCATCAGGTATAATAATGCCAAAGTTGGATTCTATTTTGTCAATCCTGACTTCAATCAGGAGTCTCTTTCCGTGTGGTTTAATCATTTTTTGTACTTGTAGATAGGCGGGTTGATTACTTGAATGAAGTAACTCCTTTTTTCTTGGTCACAGCTAACACATTTGAACTGTCTTCTATTAAAGAAGTCATGTATTCATTATGTGTAATAAGAAATAGTTTTTTATCTGCAGAAATTTCCTCTATAAGTTCGCACAAACCCTTTACTCCCTCATGGTCTAAGGAATCAGCAATTTCATCGAAGAATACGATATTGGACCTGCTCTTACCAGAAAGAATAAGGAGGTCGTTTAGAGCTANCATGACTGCCAGAGACACCTTTTTCTTTTCGCCTCCGGAAAGTGCCTCAAAAAACACCTTATTCTTTTTAGATTTGATAGTCTCTATAAGCAAATCGTCAAACTCAACCGAAAAGGTTCCCTTGGTCAGGACGCTTAGATAGTAATTTGACCTCTCGTTGAAATAGTCTAGAATGTGTTGAATTACGTATTTTACAAGACCCTGCTCTGAAAATGCATGCTCCCAAAACCTCATCACATCATATTTTTTCTGGGACTCCTCAATCTCCTTCGAATGCTTCTTAGAAATTCTCTGTTGAGACCTAATTTGGCTAGAGATTACTTTCATCTCTACCTCTATATTCTTCAGACCTTCTATCAACTCGTAATCACTTGAGGAAATTGGAATAGTGACCTCGTCAAGCTCAGAAGAAAAATTTTTCAGCTCCTTGCGAATGGAATCTCTCGATTCATAAACCTCCTCAATCTTACTTTCGTTTCTTAGCTTTTTACTGTAATGAGCAAAAGGAATTTTTCCACAATGTTCGCAGCTTTCGTTCTGAGATAGAAAAGTAATTTCTTTCTTGAGCCTATCAATCTCATTATTAGAATTGTGTAGCTCATGCTCTTTGCTGCGATACTCTAACTCTAGCTCATTTCGTTTGGCCTCCAAATCTTTTATCTCTGAAAAGGACGTGTTTCGTACAAATTTCTCTTTCTCAGAAGAAAGCAACTTATAAGCATTTTTTTGATTCTTCCTGAGAGTTGATTTTTTTTGCTTTAGAGAGTTTACCGTCTGAACTGACTCGGAGTGCAGTGTAACCGCAACCTTTTTCTCATTGTTATACTTTGTCTTCAAAGACTTTATTTTAGAACGGTTTTTGAATAAATCAGTTACGTTGAGAAAACTTTGAATTATAGAACGCTTTTCCTCCGGAGAAGAGGATAGAAAATTAATAGTGTTTTGCTGACCAAAAACAATAGATGCTAAAAATACGTTATAATTAGTATTTAGAATTTTTTCCAGGTTTGCTTGAGTCTGTTGTATACCTTCCAAAGTACAATTTTTACCATCGGCGTCAACGATTAGAGAAGGTGGGCTCTTGGTTCTAGTAATAGTAATGTTGTCGTTTACTACAAGGGTTACTTTGCACTGGCTCTTAGATACGGAGTGGGTTATACTCTTCTCATTTGTTTTACGTATTGTTTTTCCAAAGAGAGCAAATACGATTGATTCGATTATCGAACTCTTACCAGCACCATTAGAAGAAGATGGTCTAGTGTCGTTATTTTTTCCGACCACCCTAATGAGACCTTCGTAATCGTCAAAATCAATTTCAGCTTCTTTTATTGAGAGAAACCCTTCTATTTTAACTTTATTAATTTTCATCCCTAATCAGGTGCAAAGCTTCCAGAAGTTCTTTTTTAGAAAATATAGAATCCCTAGAGTCCAAGTAATCTTCAATTACTCTGTCATCTAAAGAAACAAGTTTAGTATCTGGTACGTAAGAAGACCCAAACTTAGGAAGAATATCTTCAAAAGATAATTCCAAGTGATCGATCTTATAATCAGTAACAAGTTTATCATGTAGTTGCCTTTCAACATATTCATCTAGTCGGTCTAATTTAACTCTTAGCATGGTGAAAAAGGAATCAAATTTAAATTTCTTATTGGCAGCGACAAGTTCATCTACTGTGCACGATACGTGCCTAATACCAAAATCAATAGGTTTCCTTATTACTTCAATCTCTCCATCTCGTATTATAAGTTCCATAGACATCTTGACAGCGTTTGCTTCTCCATAAGAGTTTGAATATGGAGTACCGATAACGTAAACGTTATCATACTTTTTAGGTTTGTGGATATGTCCCAGAAAGGATAATTTCTTTTTCGGGAAGTGCCATTTTCTGAGAACAGCACTGTAGGCATAACTACCGTTTGATATGCACCCATCAAAACCAAAATGACCAAACATATGGTTCTTACACTTCTTCACCTCGCTAACTATTTTTTTTTCGTCTTCGTAATGAGGAACAAAATCAAAAGATGCAGATCCAATCCTGTGAGTCTCTGTATCCGAAATAATTGTTGCCTTGTTCTTGAATAGAGACAGAGTAGTTTCAGAAGTACCATCTTTGTGAATAGTATCGTGATTCCCTCTCAAAACATATATGTTTTTACACTCAAAAGAATCTAAAACCTTGTCAAATGCTAGTAGCTCATCCCCAGACGGATTCCTCTTGTGAAAAATATCTCCTCCGATAACAACTGAGTCAGGAGGTTTTCTATTTACGAGGCGAGTCAGAGTTTTAACTTGAGCATCTAAGAATCCTGGAANATAATCACTTCGTAAGTGAATGTCAGAAATTACTACAACTCTATGCGTTCTGGACATATTCCAAAATGCTTTTGCCGTTTTTCAGCTCCCCAGAATCTGAAAATTCTGCTTCAATTCCATCCCCAAACGTTTTTCCAACTTCCACATCTACTTCAAAAGGGACTTTGAATTTTAGATTGTACAAAGTCTCTAAATCTTTCGAATCTGTAAGTTCTTTCTTTACTAACTCTACAACCTCTTTTATGATTGCGTGGTCACATTGAATCTCAACACTATCGTGTACGGTAGCTAAAATATCAGCATCATATCCTTTCTCCTTCAAACTTGCATCTAATCTTTTGATGGCATGTAACATCATATCTGATGCTGAGCTTTGAATAACAAAATTCATTCCTTGTCGTAAAGCCCTAAATTGATATTTTTTAATTGGGCTCTTAACGTTAGATAGATGTCTACGTCTTCCGAAGAGACTTACCGCACATTCATTTTTACGAATGAACTTGTGCACGAATTGAATCCATTCAAATACTTTTGGGAACGAGGACTGATATGCAGCAAAAATACTCTTACAGTAATCCACAGACTTACCAATCTGCTGAGATAGCTTCATCGGCCCTCCTCCATACACAATAAGGAAAGACACACTTTTAGCCACTTGACGCTCTGTTTTAGTGATCTGGTCTACAGGTTTACCGTAAATCAAGGATGCCGTATATTTATGCAGATCCTGCCCCGACCTAAATGCATGTATAAGACTTTTGTCGTTACAGCACTGTGCCAAAACCCGTAACTCCGCCGTAGAGAAGTCAGCTGTGATAAAGGCTTTTCCCTCATCAGCTTTCATCAAATTCCTAATATTTACACTGTCTGATGTAGGCCGTGGTAAAGTGTGAAAAGATACTCCTTTACTCATATCTTTCGTTCTTCCAGCTGAATACTTAGAGCAGCTGAGACGTCCTGTAACGGTCGCTGTGAAGTTATAGTTTGAATAGATACGTCCATCCTCATTCCACGCTAAAGCCGACTCTACCCCCTTTACGTACGTCTTGTACTGCTTTGTCTTGTACTTGTACTCAAGGAGTTTGGATACGAAATCCCTAGCTTCCTTAGAACAAGAAATATCAGACGTTAGCGTAGATAGGTGCTCCTCCGTTATGGAAGGAGCTTTGGTCTTTGTGGAAAAGTCCTGAGCAATCAACCCAAAACCGGTATCTTCAAACAACAGCTTTCCAAGTTGTTGATTAGAGTTTGGATTGAGTTCTTCGTCCCACGGACACAGATCGTTTAGCTCTTTGTGAAGTTTTTCCAGGGACAAAGAGAGTTTCTCATCTAAAACTTTTAAATACTCAGAATCAACGGAAATACCCTTGTTCTCGACATCTCCAAGAAGTAAGGTAATACCTTTGATTAGGTTAGAGTACACAGGATTCAACTGTTTGGCGGACATATCCTTGTTCAGGATCTTCCAACTTCTAAGAGTGAAATCCGTATCCATGGCGTTACCATATGCCATATCAACCAACGGCATATTTGCCCAATCGTGAAAAGCTCCTTCTGATACTGTAAGCATTTTAGTCCTCCAGGACTTCAGGGAAATATTGTTTTACTAAGTCCATTAGACTGTGCGGAAGATTCTCGTCAACGAGTGAATGCATTATTTGAGTATCCTCTAGGTTATTAAACTCCGTCAATCCCCAATTTTTCAAGAATTTATAATCAAATTTCACGTTGTGAGCAATTTTCGTTACAGAGTCAGAAACCATCAAATCTGCACACCTTTTCTTGATGTGTAAATTCTCGGAGGGAGTCCACTCACTTTCTTTGTGGTTTATGGGAAATACGAATGCTTGGTTTTCTCCGTAGGAGATTCCGAAAGTAAGAAGCTTATGCTTTTTGAAATCTAAACCTTCTGTTTCAAGGTCAAAAGCAACCGCTTCTGAAGCCATACAGATATCCATAAGCTCATCAAACCTGTTGAGATCCCCATTGATAAGTTCGTAGGGAGACCCGTCGAACTTGTTTACTTTCAAAATAAACTTTCGATATGCATTGTTTACATCTTGAATGAACAACTCCCTCAATTTAGGCTCTGCATACAAAGAAAAAGGATGTAGAGTTGGAACTACAGGGACTCTAGTGCTCTCGTCTTTCTCGTCCATCTGAATTGTAAACTCTTTACCCCTTTTTGTAGAAATACCAGACTTCTTGGTAAGAGTCTTCAGTGCCAAGTTTCCTAGAGGAATTACTAGTGTAGGGCTAATAGAACTCAAATCCTCCTCCAAAAAATCTCTATTCCGTGCAATATCCTTAGTAGAAAGATCATCCTCCCTAACATTGAAATCTTTTATCGCGGCTACAAATTGATATGAATCCGAAGGAAGGTCAGTCTTTCCCAAAAGACGATTTAGAATATCATACTCCTTATCGGAGAATTCATAAATCCTTCCGTGCTTCTTTTGGTACGAATCGTGAACGAACACAATTTTCTCGTCTCCAGGAACAACTCGATGAGAAAAAGAAGGCTCATCCTCTTTTTCGAAGCTTTTTACTAAATTTTCTAAATCCGACATCTATAACAGTTTACAATGGCCAAGGGAAAAAATCATTACCTTAACAACAAGGAGTTTGAAGAGACTATCAAAAATTATTTGGAGAACCCTTCGGAGTACGAAGACGAGTTAGTAGCAAAGTTAGACCTTCTAATCACTAACATTATACATACGTTCAAATTCAAGATTGACCCTGACGATGCTAAGCAAGAGTGCTTTGTGCTAGCCTTCAAGATATTAAAGAACTTCAATCCTAAAAACGGTTCAGCTTTCAATTATTTTACTACAGTGTTCGTAAACAATATGAAGCTTCTTTATACAAAGAACAAAAAGTATATGGAGAAGATCCAAAAGTACCAGGAACTTAAGAGCCCCGATTCTTACGGGCCAAAAGACGTGGATTAAAAAAATTCTGTACGCGGGAAAAATAATCCTCTTTCATGATTCTTCCTTTAATCGAACGCACCAGACAAGGAACCTGTGTAACCCTGAAAGCTACAAAAGAGTGAGGCAAATCCCAGCTACTAGCAATATACAAGGTTTCATCTCCCTCCCGAGATACCCATTCACTATTTATATACTCAAGTAGCTCCATGCTACGCGGATCCCACTTGGAATAGTATAGCACTCTGAAGTCCTCAAACTTCTTATTCCTGATAATAGAATTCAGTAGCCCCTCTCTGTCAAGTTCTACTACTGACCTAGTCATCTGTAGAACTTTTAGATTCTTCCATCAGTTTCTTGCCGTAGTCACTCACTTCTTCACGGTTTTTAGCTTTGTTTTCTTCTTCCGTGGGAACGCCGGCGTCTGACAGGAGAGCTTCCTTCTCCTCATCAGACATACTATTGATACGTTCAGTAAGCTCCTCCATAAAAGAACCTATCCCACGCATAAACAAAAAACGTGCGAAATTAGAGTCTGGCATATCAGGCGGTTTTGCTGCTTCTTTTAGAGCGTTCCACTGATCTGTCTCAGCTTTATTCATTTTGATGTATAGTTTCATTCTTCGTAATCCTTCTTTTATTTTGTAGTCGCAATTGAATTTATCAGGGTCTAGTTCGAATAGAGTGATTTTATTTGTTTCCACGACCTATTATAGTCCAGCATGCCAAAGAAATCTCCCAAAGAACTTCAAAATTTTAAGAATGATTTTCAGAAAAAAACACGAGTAAATAGCAGGGCTAAGGGAAGTGCTTTTGAAAGATCTTTAGCTAAAACCCTAAACGGAAGATTCAAAACCAAAGAGTTTTGTAGGACTCCAGGCTCAGGTGCCTTTGGAAGTACACACACGCTTCCTGACTACATGAAAGTGTATGGGGACCTCATCACCCCTGAAAATTTTAAGTTCGTCATAGAGGCTAAGAAAGGCTACAACATAACGTTGGAAGATCTTTGGAGACCTAAAAGTGATTTCTATAAATTCATTAAGCAGGCTTCCAAGGATAGTAAGTTTGCGAATAAACCTTGGCTGCTAATTTACAAAAAAGATAGAAAAAAGGAGATTGTGGTGTGCGTTGACCCGTTTCCATTACAAGAGATTATCCTAGTAAAAGGAAAATACTATGTTTATCTTTTGGAGGATGTTTTAGAACTTGACGATTCTAAGTTCCTAGACTTGACCCAACATCCGCAAAATGAGCCCCCGAAACAGTAACCCCTGTCCTCACTCCCTTATTTTCTCTAGTCGAGGAAACAAAACAAGTCCTTTCTTTATTTACACCATCCTCAGATTCATAAGTGTTATAAGAGGCTAATGCTCCTGACGGAGTTGTCCTAAGACCATATTCTCCGTTAGAAAGTTTTACAAGCCATTCGTCTACTAGTTGACTCTGGAGAACCTCGATTCTTTCTCTTCCGAAAGACTCCATTGAAATAACCGTTTCAGCTGTAGCACATCCAATATTGGTAACGTCCCTTATATGTTTTGCTACACGATCTTGCTCAGAAACAGCAAGAACCGTGAGACATGTAATGGCTCTTGCCCTAGCATGTCCACTCAACTGCTCTCGTGTGTTTATCTCGTGAACCTTCATTAGACCTTCTGGATCTCGGGAAAAATCCTCTAAAAATTTTATATTAGATTCGAAAGATAATGCGTCTTGTCCCTTAGCATTCCTAGACAGAGATCTTAGCCTGTCAATAAGTACCGGAAGATTCTTCGCATCAGCTTTTAGGCTTTCAATATTATCATCCGCATTTTTTTTAACTTCAGGACGAATATTTTTAAAACAAGAGTTTGCGTAGGATACTTCACGCTCCTGTCTGCTTTCAGCCTCTCTAATTCTCTCGGACATTTTCGGGTTCATTCCCTGCTCTTCCAAAGCTTGTATGTGGAGATCTGTTACTTGCTTAGAAGACTCCCGATCCACATTATCTTCTTTTTGTGTGCCTAAGTCGGAATTCCCTTTGTCAACGTCTTTACCCTCCCCTTTGGTTTTAATACTAACTTGTCCCTGCAACCCCCCATTCCTTATACTATCAGCAGGCAGATTAGAACCCATGTCCTTACAAATTTCTACCCAGCCCTCTTTGGTACATTGAACTAAAGTATCTCCTTTTACCGTGTCTACAGGGTGAGCAGATTCAGGAATATTTTGAAACCCTGTAGTTTTTTGAATACTTCCACCCCCAAGAAGTTCTTGGCTTCTACGTTCTCTGTTTCCACGAGCCTTCAAGACTTGAGACAGCCTAGAATTTTGAGAAAGGGATATTGATCGACTAACTAATTTCAAAGCTATTTCAATCGAAAGAGTGCTAAAATCTGACTCTAACTCAGAAAATTCCCTAGCCAAACTCTCAGCAGTGAAATGTTCTGGTACTAAAGGGAGATCATGCTGGTCTAGGGTAAGTACAGTCTTTCGGAACGCATCTATATGTTTCTCTGAAGCTTTTACTGTAAGGGACAAGGTTTTTAGGATTTTAGATCTTAGTTTTATATCACCAGGATTAAGTTGCAGGCGATTGATGTCATCTCCGAGTTGATCGGCAACTTCTGCCAGTTGTGATCTAGCAGTATAAAATCCCTGACCTGCTGTCTTGGCAGACTCTATAATTCGTC